AGTAAGCATTAGAAATTCGGCAAATATAAGGATCAAAAAACACTAAATACAGTTGATAGGATAAAATTATGGCACTAGACTTTCCGGCTTCACCGGCACTTAATGATACATTTACAGCAGGCAATACTACCTGGCAGTATGATGGTACTTCTTGGAATATAGTTACCGCATCTTCTAGCGTAGTTATTCCTACCATTCCTAACGGTTTTAGTACCGTAGCAGTAGCAGGACAGAATAACATTGTTGCTGAATCAACAACAGATACTCTGAATGTTGTTGCCGGAGATAATATTACAATCACGACAGATGCTGGTACTGATTCGTTAACTATTACTGCTACAGCAGGTGGTAGTGGCGAAGTAAATCAAAATGCATTTAGTAATATTGCTGTAAGCGGGCAAACCACAGTTGCGGCTGATACTACTACTGATACAGTAACCTTTGTAGGAAATTCCGGAATCACAATTACAACTGACGCATCAACAGATACAGTAACATTTACTGGTGGCGGCGGCGGTGGTAGTTCTACATTTAATTTATTGACTGATGTAAACACAGCATCTTTGAGTGTGGACAAAATATATCTACCAGCAATAACAATGCTAGACGTAACAAACAACGGTAGTTCGGCCTACAGATTCGATCAATATGGTGCTTCAAACAATCCTACAATATATGCCATAAACGGAACAACTATTGCATTTAATTTAAGCACCATGGGATCAACTCATCCTTTTCTAATACAGGACTTTTCAGCAACTAATTATAATACAGGATTAGTGCATGTTGCAAATGATGGAACAGTAAGTACTGGTGCAGATGCCCAAGGAAAAAGTACAGGTGTTTTATATTGGAAGATTCCTTCAAGCGAATCAGGAACTTTTAGGTATCAGTGTTCGCTGCACGGAGGAATGGTAGGTAATATTACTGTTAAGAATTTTGTTTCGCTTTAATTTTTTATATCTTTTTATATTCTTCAATCTTTCTTTCAAGAGATTTTCTAACATCTAAAATGTCCTGCCTGCCAGATTGATTGTCACGTATTTCTCTTGAAAAAACCATTTGTTCATGATCCTTATCAAAAGTCTTAACTAGTAGAATTAATTTATTTAGAAAATTATTGCAATTATTTTTAATATCCGAATCATCTATTTTTTCAATTTCATTCTTGTATCTAGCAAGGTCATTTTGAAATTGTTCTGATTTATATAGTGATAGCATCTTCCAACTCCAATACAGTTTCTATTTTTGTTCTAATAAGACTATTATTTAACGTACTTCTTAATCCAGTATGAACATTCTTGGGTAGATAGTTTAAATCGCACCAACAAAATGTTGGAACAGTCTTTGTAATAAATTCATTGTTTACTAAGCAAATGTAGGTACCATACTCGAAACCCTTATCCTTAGAAAGATACAGTTCAATTGGTAGTATTTTACCCTTGGCAAATTTTTGTTGTAAATCAAGACTATCTTCAATCACTGACTTCTGTAACGCAAATGTAGGAACGGTCCATTTTTCATTTTCCAGAATTAACAGAATTCTTCTTGAATCAATTGATAGATATAATAGTCCTACTCGTTTTTGCATACGAATACTTATGCACCTTCCGGATCAAGTCTCCAGTAACCTGGTGCGTATTCTCCTTCAAATGATTTGAGCCACTGTATGCCATCCCACTTGTACTGTATTCCGGTGGTAATGTTCGATAGATAAGTAAAATCCTTAACGGTAGCAGGATTAAATATGACTGCCCAACTGCTTCCATTCCATTCAATTACGCTATTTGCCGTAACTTCGGTGTTTGTTCCATCCTTGTTCTTCCATCCAGCAGCATTATCTGCTATGTCTTCAAGTATAAGGAATCTGTGTCCTGTTGGAATATTATTAATACCATTTAGTCTAGTGATAGGATTATAAGTTGTTGGATCAATGATTGCATCAAATGTTCCCTTACCTCCAGGATACTGTGGACTTATAACAAGAGTATTCTCTGTCCATCCCGGAGAATCCTTATCTATGCTTACTAATAATATAAAGTTATCGACAGGGTTGATTGCAAATGTACCTATAATTTCTTGGCCGTTTGGCTGCTTGAAATGTATAGTACTGGTTCCTTCTGTAAAACTGCCTAGTGCAGCAAGAACTGCATTCCAATCTAATTTCCTATCATCAGTAAATTCTTTCTTGTCAAGTCCAAGGCTCTGTATGGCAGCATTCTGATCCACTATGGTTAGTTCATAATCATTAGGATTACCATTATTTGCCTTGAATAGCAGTACTGGGTATCTCGGATTGATATAGGCAATATTAGTAACTGTTTGGTTATAGACCAGACTGGATAAATTCTTAATGTCACCCTCTTCAGTGAATATGTTTGCTATGATACTTCTAATTACACCTAATTTCTTAACTTTAGCCGGAGGTGAAATCCAAACAGGTATTTCAAAGTCTACCGAACAAATATCAATATCTGAGTCTGTTCCTGCTGGTATGCTTCTAGAACTAAAGTTCATTCCAGTAAGTCTTACTACACTTAAACTGGTCCAATCAACGTAATTATCGTTAGTCTGTATTTCAAATGCTGGATTGAACAATACCATTATTTGTTCTAGTAATTGTAATTTCTGATCTGTATTGGAAGTCCATATGTCTAATTTACATGTCATCTTGTAAGGAGTTGGCATTAATCTTTCTACTGTAACATTTTTTCCTTGCCCTTCTGAATAGATCCTGTTACCGGCTTCGTCTTCAGTATATTTTCTTTCTCTTATATTAACTTTACTAACAAAAGTAGGATCGGTTAGTCTTGTTGTATCAATATCTAACCCTGTAATATAGGCTGCCATCCTAGGAACAGTTGGTAGTTTGTTTTCAGAATTTTCTCTAATAATATTTGCTACTTGTCGTGTTAGGTCACCATACATTACGGGCACAGTTTGTTGATCCCCATTGCCAGCCTCGTACTTAAAGCCTATGAAAATTCTCATAAACTGTGTTACATATCTTCTAATCTGTCCGTCGTAGAAAAAATCCATTATTTTTTAAATCCGTGTGTAAATGCTTTTTCATCGCCCTTGGCTGCTGCTGCTCGGCGCTGTTTAATCTTTAGTGCAATAGGTTCCTCTTCCTTTTCAGGTGGACGCCTTTTGACTGTGTGTTTCTTTCCGCTTGTTCTTGCAAAGCCTAGTATTTCATCTATACGCATTATTCATCTGCCTTTGGTTTTAGTGCTTTTGATAAGCTCTGTTTTTCCTTAACAACCTTACCGTCAATAACTTGTTGGTTGGTATTATTAATGAACGAAGTTTTTTGTGTTTCTCTTTGAACATCACCAGCAAAATCCGCACCAGCCGCTGTATCACTGGATCCTAGATTTGTAATATTTGTTCTCACGTCATCCTCCACTTTACTCCATCTGCCCTTGGCAAAGCGGAACAGTCTGGTTGGTTTGTAATCAGTTCTAAGATGGAACTGTCCTTCCGATGGTCCCATTGGAAATGCTATTCCCTGTGTGAATGGAGCACCATTTGGTGGAACTCCATCGCCAACCAAGTATCCTTTATAACCATTGGCTTCAGCAGTCTGGAACATTACATCAGCAGTAACAGTATCTATGGTTGCATCATCCAACGTGGTATCAGCAGTAACTAGTTCAGTCTTGCCAGTTTCGTCTCTCTGGAGAGTATATAATTTTGTTGTATCGTATCCGCTCTGTGGAGCATCTGCTTCAGCCTGATCCTCAACAGCCTTGGTAATTTGCATTTCTTTCTCATAGGTACTCATGATGTCCTTGAGAGTGTCAGCAAGTTTATAGTATGTGGTATTTGGTGGTGCTATGCCCGTTACTTCCTGTGTAACAGTATACTTCTGTCCATTAGGAGCAGTAACGGTGTCTCCTGGATAGTATGTTGAATCCGGATTCCAAGTTCCCTTGAAATTTTCCGAGTCCGCAATCTGATCCAGTATGTCCTTGAACTCCTGTGAATCCACCAGTGGTTTACATTTTGCTCTGTATAGGTGTGGATACCATGTTACACTAAAACCTTCCGCAGCACGATTTACGTCTTCCACAACATAGAATCTTTTTAGTGCATAATTCAAATCGTTGAGTGCGTATTCATCCTTGAGGTGTGGTAATTCAATCACGTCACCCGGTATAATTTTTCTTCCAAGTTTTTCAATAGTATCAGTTATATGGAATGTAATGAATACTGTATCATTTTGTAAGAAAAGTCCGAATTGACTTAGATTAAAGTCTATGTCTTGGACATTATACACACCGCGCATAACAAAGACATCAGGATCATACTTTCTATCCCTATTTTCTAGGAATAGCATGTCCTGTATGTTTGTGGGGCTTAGAGTTTCATATTTAGGCTGCGAGGGCGATCCTGCTGTATCCGCTGTTGCTTCAGCACCCAAATACTTGTGCATAAGCACATCGGTACCACCAACTTGGAACATTTCCCACGCTGTCCTGTCTATGAACTTGTAATCATTGCCCTTTTCCGGGCGGTATAAACTGAGTCTTGGCATAGTATATGTATTTACCGTTTTCTAACAAAGGCATAAATAGTAGTATGAGCCAAATTGACAAAGCAAAACAAGAAGTATTTGACTACGTTAGACTCATGCTAGGAGACGGCATGATTGACGTGGAACTTGACCCAGAACACTACGAAACAGCACTTAAAAGATCATTGGGCGTTTTTAGACAGCGTTCGGATAATTCAGTGGAGGAAAGTTACATTACTCTATCACTTGAAGAAAATCAAAACGAATACATACTGCCCAAAGAAATACAACAGGTAAGACAGATTTATCGTAGAAGCGTTGGATCAAGAACTGGTAGTGGAACGGGCGGAACTGTGTTTGAACCATTCAATCTAGCATACACAAATACGTACCTGCTAAGTTCAACCAACATGGGCGGACTAGCAACCTACGAACTATTTGCTCAGTATCAGGAACTGGTTGGAAAGATGTTTGGTTCCTTTATCAACTTTACGTGGAATCCACAGAGCAAGAAACTAATTATTATGCAGCGTCCTAGAGGAACAGAAGAAGTTTTATTATGGGCCTATAATGATAAGCCTGACTTTGTAATACTGGAAGACGTATACTCAGGACAGTGGATCAAGGATTACACACTTGCAAACTGTAAGGTAATGCTAGGACAGGCACGTGAGAAGTTTGCTTCTATTGCAGGACCACAGGGCGGTACAGCACTTAATGGTGCAAGCATCAAGCAGGAAGGTTTTAATGATATTGAAAGACTTACCATGGAACTTGGAACTCAAGTTGCTGGCGGACACGGATACAGTTGGATCATAGGCTAATGAGAATTTTTGAATTAGTTAATGAAGAAGAACTAGATACCATGTTCAACGAAGTTGCTAAGATGGTATGGGGTAGAACCAGTGGTACAGCCAAAGGTGGAAAAACTAAACTGCGTTTTAGGTGTTCAGTAGGTC